GGAGCACCAAACAGTCCTTTTAATGAATTAGTAAGATTAAGAACTAGAACAGGTCATCAAATCTTAATGCACAATTCAGAAGATCTGATCTATATTGGAAATGCAAAAGGCACAACATGGATTGAAATGACAGCAAATGGTAAGATAGATATTTTTGCTAATGATTCAATTAGTGTGCATTCTAATCAGGATTTAAATTTTAAAGCGGAAAGAGATATTAATTTAGAAGCCGGAAGAAATACAAATATAAAAAGTGCAACTATGCACACAGAATCCAACACATTTGAAATAAAAGCAAGTGCCAGTGGCTTTGTTACTACTGGTGCTGAATATCATTTAAATGTTGGCACAAACAATTGGTATACACTCGGAGGAGACAGCCACACAACCAAACCTAATGGAGGCACGGATTTTGGATGTCCTTCTGATCCGCCACGTACAGGTGCAATAGATTGTACAAATGCAACATCTGTATCTGCGTTGTCAACACACGGATTACCTGGAACAACAAGTATTATGAAACGTGTCCCTCAGCATGAACCTTGGGGACATCATGAAAACTTAAATCCAACAAACGTATCTGCAACTAACACAGATAGAAATACGTCTACTGAGATACCTACAAGCACAGCAACAGTCACTAGAGATCCATTCTATTTGAATGTGTATGTTGATCCAGAAGGCAGAGTGGTGGGGGATTTTTAAAGGTTAAATATTGGTATGTCTACAGAAGAAAAAAAATTGTACAAAGAAGTAACAGTAAAAGCCAACGAGCGACCACAAGTTGAGCCTGCTCAAAGGACTTACAGAGGCATTAGTACAGTCAATCCAGACAATACAAGTTTTAAATTATTTGACATCGCACTTATCAAGCAAGATATCATAAATTTATTCCATATACGTAAGGGTGAAAAACTAGAAGATCCTGATTTTGGCACAATCATATGGGATATGGTGTACGAGCCATTAACAGAAGAAAATAGAGATTTCATTGCTGAAAACGTTACAGACATCATTAACTTTGATCCAAGGGTAAATGTTGACGGAGTAACAGTCAGCCAATATGAAAGTGGCATACAAATAGAGTGCCAACTGACATATTTGACTTATAATGTGTCAGAAAATATGAGATTGCGTTTTGATGAGGATGCAGGATTACTGAATTAAATAGGTACTTAATAGGAGCCAATAAATACAAATAAAAAACTATGTCCATTACACAAAGACAAAATAGACTATTATTAGCAGAAGATTGGAAACGCATATATCAAAGTTTCCGAAACGCTGAATTCCAAAGTTATGACTTCGACAATCTAAGAAGAGTCATGATCGCATATCTGCGTGAAAATTATCCAGAAGATTTCAACGATTATATTGAAAGTTCAGAGTATCTTGCATTAATAGATTTGATTGCATTTTTAGGTCAAAACTTATCTTACAGAATGGACTTAAATGCTAGGGAAAACTTCCTAGAACTTGCAGACAGAAGAGAGTCTGTATTAAGATTAGCAAGACTATTAAGTTACAACGCCACTCGTAATCAATGTGCAAATGGTTTATTGAAAGTGGTGGCTGTATCAACAAGTGAAAATGTTGTAGACAGTAATAATTTAAATTTAGCAAATGCTGAAATAAGTTGGTCAGATTCTTCCAATTCGGATTGGTATGAGCAATTCATAAAAGTATTAAATGCGGCTTTTGGACCAAACACAAAATTTGGAAAGCCTATTGCATCTGACACAGTGAATGGAATTACAACAAAACAATATCAAGTGCAATCTAGTTCACAAGATGTTCCAGTATATGGATTTAACAAATCAGTTGATGGAAGAAATTTTGAATTTGAAATTACAAGTGCTGAAGTATCGGATGGATCTATAAAAGAACAAGCACCGTTGCCAGGAAGAAAATTTAGTTTTGTACACAGAGATGATGGACAAGGTGCATCAAGTGCCAACACAGGATTCTTTGTGCATTTTAGACAAGGATTTTTAGATCAGGGAGAATTTAATGTTAGTTTGCCAACACCTAATCAATCTGTTAACATTGATGCTAGAAATATTAATAACACAGACGTTTGGTTATATCAGTTGGATGAATTTGGATTAGAGTCTAAACAATGGACAAAACTTGATTCAGTAGTAGGTAACAATATAATTTACAACTCATTAAACAAAAACAACAGAACAACTTACAGTGTAGTTACAAGAACAAGCGATAGAATTTCACTACAATTTTCAGATGGAGTGTTTGGTGAACTTCCGCAAGGCAGTTTTAGGGTTTACTATAGAACGTCTGATAATTTAACATATTCTATTAAGCCATCTGAATTACAAAACGTACAAATTGATATCCCTTACGTGTCTGCTTCTGGAAAGACAGAAACTTTAAGTTTTGTTTGCAGTTTGCAGTATACTGTTGATAATGGAACTGCTACAGAAAGCAGTGCAAATATTAAAGTAAACGCACCGACTTCATTTTATACACAAAACAGAATGATCACTGGAGAAGATTACAACGTTGCTCCACTTGGCAAGAATAGAGAAATAGTAAAAGTAAAAAGCACTAATAGGGTAAGCACAGGTATTTCTAAATATTTTGATTTTGTAGATGCAACAGGAACAAGCAGTGATATAAATGTGTACGGTAATGATGGAGTAGTATACAGAGAAAACATTAATGATTTGAACACATTTACTTTTTCAACTAAAACAGATATAGAAGGTGTTATCATAAACAAAATTGAACCTGTGTTAAGTGAAACGAGATTGTTTAATTATTTTATAAACCAATTTCCTGATGTATTAGTTGATGATTTGAATGCAAGTTTTGTTCAGTCTACAAAAGGTAATAATATTAGTACAGGTCTTTTGCAAGATCCAGACAGTTTAAAGTATGATGCAGGTCCTACAACAACAAGTCAATTAAAATATGTAGAAACAGGCGCTTTGTGTAAATTTGAAGCACCAACTGGTTTCCATTTTATGGCTGATGGAACATTAATGGCGGGATCAGCCGACCACCCAGGTAGCAGAGAGTACATTTGGACTTCTGTAGTAAGCGTTGTCGGTGATGGTAAAACAGTACAAGCAGATGGTACTGGACCAATTGCATTTAGCGATGTTGTGCCAACAGGAGCAATATTAAAAAAAATTAAATCTAAATTTACAAAATTTTTAAGCAATGGTTTAAAAAATGATATTATAGATCAAATATTTGCTTTCAACACTTTTGGATTACGTTTTGATACAGATACAAGAACATGGAAACTTATAAAAGAAACTAACCTTAATGTATATGGTGATTTCAATATTGGTAAAAGCGGTGATGACAGTAATCAAAGACTTGATTCTAGTTGGTTATTATTGTTCACGAACAACGGCGAAACATACACAATGGAAAATAGAGGTATGCGTTACGTGTTTGAGTCGGATAAAGAAATAAGATTCTTTTACGATTCTAGTAATCAAAATTATAATCCTAAAACAGGAAAAACTAAGAAAGATCAAATAACAGTATTAAGTATTAATACGAAACCAAATTCAACTGTCACACTTACAAATGATGTTTCATTTAGTGGAGTTAAAGAATACAGAGAAAACAGTGGCTATGTGAATAGTAAAAAACTAGAAGTTGCTCTGTATGATAGTGATCAGGATGGATTTATAGATAATCCTGAAAGTTTTGAATTAGTGGTTGATACAAGCAAATTTATATTCCAAAAAATTATTGATTTCAATGACGGCAGTAATGAAATAAATTACGTAGATGCAACATCGGAAAAAATTGTCACTGTGCAAAATGCAAATAGTGTTGCACCATTTAGCACTTATGATGATGGCACAGTTTTGTACCTTATAGACAGCGATTCATTTAAAAGTATTGATAAAGTTAATAATGTGTTAGTCAATAATACTTCTTATCTAGCGAAAACAGGTAGAGGTGATTTAAAATTCCATTACATACATTCGGCGGATAGCAATTCACGTATAGATCCAAGTACAAGCAATATCATTGATTTATATTTGTTAACAAGAAACTATGATAGGCAGTTTAGACAATGGTTAATAAATGCAATACCAACAAAACCTAAAACGCCAAGTGCAGATAGTTTGTACAAAAACTATGGTTCTGAGTTAGATAAAATTAAAAGTATTTCGGACGAATTAATTTACCATCCAGTATCATACAAAGTATTATTTGGAAGTAAAGCAGATACTTCATTACAAGCAACTTTTAAACTTGTTAAAAATAATGAACAAGTAATAAACGATAGCGAATTAAAAGTTAGAGTAATAGATGCTATCAACACATTCTTTTCATTGGAAAATTGGGAATTTGGTGATACATTTTATTTTTCAGAATTGAGTACGTATGTAATGAACTTTTTAGCACCAGACCTTGCAACGTTTGTAATTGTGCCAAATACTGCCACACAAGGATTTGGAAGTCTGTTTGAAATAAAATCAGAAAGTAATGAAATATTCATAAGCGGAGCAACAGTAGATAATGTAGAAATTATAGACGCCATAACTGCAAGTAAATTAAGAGCATCAGGTGAAGTTGTTACGTCTTTTGGCACAGATCAAAGCATAGTAACAAGCACAAACACTTCGACTTCGACAACTACGCCAAGTTATTCGAGTTCATCAAGTTCATCGAGTTCATCGGGTTCGTCAGGCAGTAGCGGCGGATCAGGCGGCAGTTCCGGAGGCGGCGGTGGAGGCTACGGTTACTAACAATGGCATACGATAAAGGTCAAAAAGAAAATAGTCCATTAAATTCTTCAAAAAAAAAGTCTTCCGACTTTTTACCGAAGTATTTTAGAACTGCTGTAAACGAAAAATTTTTACACAGCACAGTTGATCAACTAATAAGCGAAGGACAAACTGAAAAAATTAGTGCGTACTATGGAAGAAAAGATGCGAAGGCTTTTCAAGCCAACGATCCTTACATAGAAGAAGTTAGTGATGACAGACAAAATTACAAATTAGAACCTGCAATTACTGCCTTTGATACTTTAGGCAATAACGTTTTTCATAAAGATTATATTGATTATATTAACGCAATAAAAAACCAAGGTGGTAATACTAGTGACCATAATAAATTAAATGCACAAGAGTATTATGCATGGAATCCTCAAATTGATTGGGATAAATTTTATAACTTTAGAGAATACTATTGGCTACCTTATGGACCCCTAACAGTTACAGTAACAGGACAACAAAGAAATGTTGTATCTACATATTCGGTAACATTAGATTCAAGTCAAATAAATTACGCTTACGTTTTTAATCCAGATGGTTTAACAAAAAATCCTCCATTAAAATTATACAGAGGCCAAACTTACAAATTTAATATTGACTGTGAAGGAATGCCATTTACTATTAGAACTTCTGTTCTAGAAGGAGATCAATACCTTTACAATCTAGGTGTTGACCAACAAAAAGTAGAGCAAGGTACAATTACTTTTGAAGTATCGGACACTGCTCCTAATACTTTGTATTATCAATCTACAAATGATATAAACACGTATGGCGAATTTAGAATATACGACATTGAAGAAAACAGTGCAATAGATGTAGAAAATGAAGTTATTGGAAAAAAAGAATACACATTACCAAGTGGATACAGTTTATCCAATGGAATGAAAATTAACTTTAGAGGTCAAGTTACACCATCATCTTACAGTGAAGACGAATATTATGTAGATGGTGTAGGATCTGCAATTAAACTTGTCAAAGCATCTGAAGTTGAAATCACTGCTGATTACACCACAGAGTATGCAGTACCGTTTGATTCTGTAAATTTTGACCGTGTTGGCTTTGGTACATCAACAAGTTTTGCAACAACAAAAGATTACGTGGTAATATCTAAAGCATCGCCAGACAGGAATCCTTGGAGCAGATATAACAGATGGGTGCATAGAGAAGTTGTAGAAAATTCTGCAAAAATAAATGGCATCGAAACAACAGTTGATCAAAACACAAGAGCCAGAAGACCTATTATTGAATTTGCCTCAGGCTTAAAATTATTTCAATTTGGTACAAAAGCAAAAACTAACGTAAATCTAATTGACAGTACAACCTTAGATATTTTCAGTGAAATTGAAGGCTCTGCTGGACACTATGTAGATGGTGTACAATTAATAGATGGTATGCGTGTTTTGTTTACAGCAGACACTAGCACAGATGCAAACAATAGAATATACAAAGTAAAATTTATAGATTTTTATGACGGGAACACTTCTACAAAACAAATTAGTTTAGTAAAAGAACCAGACGGAGATCCTGTAATGAATGACGTGTTGTTTGTTACCCAAGGGAATAAAAATGCTGGAAAAAGTTTTTATTATGACGGCACAAACTGGTTAGAAGGACAAAAGAAAACTTCGGTAAACCAAGCACCTTTGTTTGAATTGTTTAACAATGACGGTATTAGTTTTTCCAATAATGTAACTTATCCTGCAATTAATTTTAATGGAAACAAAGTATTTTCTTACAAGCAAGGAGAAGGAGCCGCTGACACAGAATTAGGTTTTCCATTATCATATCAAAACGTTGCTAATGTGGGAGACATTTTATTTAATTTTGATTTACTTAACGAATCTTACTCTTATCAATTAGAAGCCACAGATACAATTACAAGTGATAAAGGGTTTTTAAGACAGTACAAAGATCAAAATAATTTCACTGTATTAAATGGTTGGACAAAAGCAATAAAAGAATCAAGTCAAAAAGTAATTAGACAATATGTAGTGACTACAACACAAACGAATGATTTTGCTATAGATGTTTATGACAACAGTGCAAGTTTAACAGATTTAGAAGTGACAGTAATTGTAGACAATAAAAGAAAGAAACCAACTACTCATTACACACTTGTTAATCAGAACGGCACAACATTTGTGCGTTTTAATTCTGCATTGACAGTAGGACAAAATTTAATCCTTAAAACACATAGTGATTCCGCAAAAAATACAAAAGGTCATTATGAGATTGCAAGTAATTTAGAATCCAATCCATTAAACAAAAATATAACACAATTTAGTTTAGGAGAAGTTGGTGACCACATCAAGACTATTGTAGAAAATCATCCTAATTGGGAAGGTGTGTATCCAGGTGTAGGAAATCTAAGAGATTTAGGTGAACAAGGAAGATATGCAACAAAATTTGTACAGCACTCTGGACCAGTCAGTTTACCAATATTTTATTTTAATAATAAAGCAAGTAACGTAATAGAAGCAATCAAGAATGCTCAAAACGAATATGGAAAATTTAAAAGAAGGTTTATTCAAACTGCTGAAACAATAGGTATTGATACAGATACTAGAGATTTGTTTGAAAAAATTATTGCCCAAATAAACAAAGATGCCACTACTGCAACTCCTTATTATTTTTCAGATTTATTTGCTCATGGAGCCTATGTGCTTACAGAACACAAAGTAATTAATGCAGATAATCCATTTTATCAATTGAATACAAATTTTGACTTAACAGAATTATCATCTAAATCTGTGCTTGTTTACCTAAATGGTGATTTATTAATACATGGAAAAGATTACAACTTCAATAACCAAGGATTTGTAGCAGTAACAAAAACTATTGCTCTTGATGATATAATTGCTGTGTATGAATACGAGACAACAGATGGTTGTCATGTTCCTGAAACGCCAACAAAATTAGGACTGTATCCAAAATACGAACCTAAAATTTTTGACGATACTTCTTATCCTACTACTAAAAAAGTTATACAAGGACATGACGGATCAATTACACTAGCATACGAAGATTACAGAGATGACTTGTTATTAGAACTTGAAAAAAGAATATACAATAACATAAAAGTTCAATATGATGAAAATATTTTAAGCATAAAAGATTATGTGCCTGGTCTTTACAGAAAAACTGGCATCACTAAACAGTCGATTGACAATGTGTTGCTTTCTGACTTTGTTGACTGGCTAAGACTAATAGGAAATTTAGATTACACTGACAACGACACATACGTAGACTCAAATAGATTTACATACAATTATTCAAAAATGTCGGCGCCTACTGGAGAATTATTGCCTGGCTATTGGAGAGCAGTATACAAATTTGCATTCGACACAGATACACCACATTTAACTCCGTGGCAAATGTTAGGTTTCACAGAAGAGCCTACATGGTGGCAAAGTGTATATGGTCCAGCACCATACACAAGAGACAATTTAATATTATGGACAGATTTACAAGATGGTGTCATCCGCGAGCCTAATAAATCTGCTGTGTTTGTTAAAAAATATGCAAGACCAGACTTATTAAATCACATACCAGTTGACAGTGCAGGAAATTTATTAAGTCCATTAGACAGTAATTTTGCTCAAGAATATGTGACAGAACCTACACGAAATGATTTCGTTTTTGGTGACGAAGCACCAATTGAGACTGCCTGGAGAAGAAGTGCATACTATCCTTTCGCATTAATGAGTGCAATACTTTGTAACAAGCCTGCTAAATTTATGGGACTGGCATTTGACAGATCACGTATTACAAAAAACAGTGCAGGACAATTTGTTTATGGAGATACTAACAATAGGATCAGTCCAAGCAATTTAGTATTTCATAACACAATAAATGACGCAACAAGATCATTTACTGCCGGATTGACAAATTATGTTACAGAATACGTGAATGTAGTTGATCTAACTAATCACCAAGACTATAAAGAACTTGTAGCAAGTCTACAACCAAGATTAACTTTTAAAATTAGAGGTTACACATCTAAAGACAAATTTAAAATTAAATTAGACAGCAAAACAACAACTGCTTCAACAGATGTGTTTGTGCCTGAAGAAGATTATCAAATTGTGTTCAACACTAGTGCACCAATTGACAATTATACATACAGTGGATTAATAATAGAAAAACAAGGTACAGGATATATTATAAGAGGTTATGATAAACTTAATCCGCAATTTAAAATTCTAAGTGTACTGAAGAAAAGTTCTGATCCTAATATTACTGTAGGTGGTGTCAGTGCAAAATTTGTTACATGGGAAGCCGAAAAATATTATACAAAAGGTGCCTATGTAAAACATAATCGTAATTTTTATGTGGTTACTGAATCTCATACAGCAGGACAAGCCTTTGATCTTTCTAACTTTACAAAAATACCAACTCTACCTATTGAGGGTGGAGTCACTGTACAAATTAGAAAAAATTTCCTTCCAGATATAGAAATAGTGCCATACGGCACAGTGTATAAAACTGTTCAAGAAGTTGCTGATTTCATTGTAGGTTATGATGCATACTTGAAAAGTATAGGTTTTGAATTTGAAAATTTTGATGGCAGGGTCGAAGAAGTTGCCAATTGGCGTTTAAGTTTAAGAGAATTTTTATTTTGGAGCACACAGAATTGGACAGCAGGTGCTGTAATATCTTTAAGTCCTTCTGCTTCTAAACTTGTATTAGATAGCGAATATTCAACAGCAGATAATATGTTTGAATTAAGAAGCAAATATGAAGTGCTAAAAGAAGACGGAAGAAAAATTGAAAAAGATAATTTACGTATTGTAAGACAAGATAATCATTTTGAAATATTAACAAAAAATACTGTAAATGGAATTTACTTTGCTAGAATTCCTGTCGTTCAAAAAGAACACGTCTGCATATTCAACAACACAACAGTATTCAATGATATAATATATCAACCAGAAGCAGGTTACAGACAAGAAAGACTAAAAGTTTTAGGATATATCAATGCAGATTGGAATGGTAGTAGTAGTGTACCAGGATTTATTTTTGATAATGCAACTGTGGAAGATTGGGAGCCATTTAAGAATTATTCTACATCTGCTCTAGTAAAATACAAACAATATTTTTATTCTGCAAAAAATAGAATTGATGGAACGCAGGAGTTTGACGATACTAAATGGGTAAGATTAGATGAAAGACCAGAAACAGAATTGATACCAAATTTTGATTATAAAGCACTGCAATTCACAGACTTTTATGATTTGAATACAGATAACTTTGATACAGAACAACAAAAAATGTCGCAACACTTGTTGGGATATCAAGCAAGAAATTATCTAGCAAATATCATAAATGATGATGTTAGTCAGTACAAATTTTATCAAGGGTACATCAGAGAAAAAGGTACTCGCAACAGTTTAGACAAACTGTTTAAAGCATTAACAAGTGCTGACAAAGAGAGCATTGAATTCAATGAAGAATGGGCATTACGTAAAGGACAATTTGGCGCCAGTGAAGCGTATCAAGAAATTGAATTTACTTTGAATGAACCTCAGTTTAGACTGAACCCTCAACCTATAGAATTAAAAGAAATTGAAGATGTAAACAATATTGATTTAAGGATAACAATTCCTGAAAAAGATGTTTACCTAAAAAGTTCAAATTATAACGGCAGTCCTTTTCCAGAAAAATTTATTGACAGTTCTGTTTTACAAAGTGCAGGTTATGTAGATTTAGATGATGTATCTCATACTGTATTCAAATATGACGATCTGCCGACCTTAGATGCAAATACAATTTTTGCTAATCAGTATATATGGACAGGTTACAATAATAGATTATGGAATGTGTACAAAGTTTTAAATAGCGGTGCTACAAGCACTGCAATTACAAAAGCAGACAATATAACATTAGAATTAGACAATGCTATAACAGTGTCTGCTAATGAATATGTTGTGTTAGTATTTGCTGATGCAAAATACATTCTAAAAGTAATAAGCAATGTTGGTACAACTTTAGTTGTCGAATTAAATGATGCTGTCCAAGATACAGACACTGCTCAAATACTTACTCTGGTGGAATCAAGACTGGAAAAAGCAACACAAATAAATGACATTGTCTATTCAAGAGGACTTGCAGAAAATGATACTTTCTGGATAGATGAGTCTGATTCAAATCGTTGGGCAGTTGTTAAAAACAATAGTGTGTACAAATCACACCAAGAAATTAGCAACACTAAATTAACAAACACAAACTTTGGAAAATCCATTGCCGCAAATGCAAAAAATACTTTGCTTGCCATTTCCGCTACAGGCGAAGATGAAGGTAAAGTTTATATCTATGAAAGAGGAACGGAAAGCGGACAGTATACTCTACTACAAATTATAGAATCACCAACGGAAAATATTTTTTCATCTACATCACAAGTTTTTAATACTGGTGTTCAATATGGAGATAATCTTGCATTAAGTGATGATGGTTTACATTTAATTGTTGGAGTGCCTAATGCAACTAACATTAGAAGCAACTATAAAGGTACTTACGTTCCTAGCAACAATTACAATGTAAATGAAATTGTACAATACAAAGAACAACTATGGCAAGCACTTAATCAAGTGTACAGCAAAGATGATTCTGTAGACTTTACAAGTTTTGATAGTCATGTATTTGCTTTTGAATCTACTTACGATGCTGATTTATTAGGATATGAAAATATTACTAATTTAGTAATTGGTGATCACGTGTTTGGAAATGTTACAACAGAACATATGTTAATTAGGGCAAACACAGAACAGTTTTTAGGAACAGCAGTTGGTGATAAGTTACAATTAAAATGGAATCTTTATACTTCTGTATTTCCTAACGGAAGACAGCCATTCAATGGCGCTTATGCATCTGTAAACATAGACGCTTCATTTTTGACAGGTGAACATACAATTTTACACAAATTAGAAAAAATATTCGTTATTAATGAAACTGTAAATGATCCAGAAGTTTCTGATATAGTTTACACTGCGACAGGTAATGCTAGAGTGGTGTACAAAAGAAAAGTAGGAACAAAAACACTTTTATATGTGAACGAAGTTCAAGGAGCATTTGGAGATACAGGTGAATTACTGACAGGTGTTGATTTATCTGTTGGAAATTACTATCTTGCATTTACTGATCAAGATGAATACAACAGAGGATGGTGGGCAATAACCACTCCTTTCAATCAAACACCAAATCCAACCACAAGTTATCCTACAGATTCTAGTGTGTTGAATGAAACATTGTTTGATGTAAATCCTGCTTTGGTCATTAAAGACATTATTAAAAATCAAGAAAGCAGAAGCGTACAAACTTTTGTAAACAGTTTAGATACAATTCAAGCAAAAACAAGCACACAGCCGGATCATCCAACCGAAGCAAGTGAATTGGCTGTTCTAACATACAATCAAGAATTTGTTGTGGCGGGCACAGGAGAATTTACAGGACTAAAAACAAGCAAAATGTGGTATGCAAGAGGTACTGCGCCTATGTTTACAAATAAAGTTCCATATGATAATGTTGCTGAAACAGATAATAACACTGTTAACTTTTGGTTAAACACTATTAGAGATGAGCAAGGCAATAGATATGATCCAGATGTGTTAGGTTTAACTTTCGCTAAAACAAATAAAAAACAAAGAATTAAAGATATTTGGAACGGAAAAATATTAGTTCAAGTACAGCCAGACATAAATGGAATATTTTACGTGCCAAACATTGGCGATACAGTAATAGACGATACTACAAGTAATACAGGTGAAGTTGCTTATGTAAGAACTGTTGGCGCTAATGAAGTTGAATTGTTTATTAAAAATAAATCCGGTGCATTTAGATTAGGAAGTCAACATTCAGAAACAGGTAATATCACTATTATTGGAACACCTAATAGATTAATGGGTGCTATATTAAAAACAGAATTTGAAAATCAATCAGCAGGATCATTATTTGTATTTGAAGATGACGAATTTATTACACCGCCTGTTATAAATTCTGTTGTTTATGAAACCAATGGCAAGGAATATTGGTTATGGAATGAAATTACAGTACAAGGAACATCAAGGATTGCAAACACTCCTAGCAAAGTCAACAAAGATTGGCAACAGGTTTACAATATTCCATTAGGATCTGGATCTACAACTGGAGGAACTAATGAAGGTGCATATGTGATTTACGAAAGAAAGCCAGGTGCTCCATTTAACTATAAAGGATCATTTACAGTTCCTGAAGTCAAATCTAATTTACGATTGGGTTACAAAATTAATTTTGCAACAATCAGCGGACAATACTATGCTTATATTTCCGCACAAGGCAACAACACAACAGACAACTTTGGTTCAATCCATGTAATCAAATATGAAAACGGGGCATGGGTGTTAGCCAAGAATCCTAATTACAAAGGACCTTTTGACGACAATGTGCCTTACTATATCAATGACGTTGTGTTTAGTGATGGGTATTTTTATCAAGCACAAACAAATGTAGATGCAAACAGCGATTTAAGTTCACAAGCATGGACACAACTTGACTCTACTGTGGATAATAGAAATGTTATACCAAACACAGAACAAACACTACATGACAGCAGTGTGTTAGTACAATATGCATCTGATTCAACAATGCTTCAAACAGGATTACTTAAATTTGCAAAATCATCTGATGTATCAAGAAATGGTTCTGTAATTGTTACAAGTAATACTTTTGATACAAATGAAACAAATGTTACAGTTTACAGATTAAAAGATGGACATTATGTATATTCACAAACTTTAACTGCACCAGGCAATGAAACAACATATGGTGTAGGTGTATCTGTAAGTGATGATGGTACATTTATTGCTGTTGGTACTCCTGGACAAGATTTATCAAATGTGAATGCAGGAGTTGTTTACATTTACAAACAAGTTAATGGATTGTTTGAGTTGAGTCAAACATTAAGAACACCAGAAGCAGGCGCCGAAGACCTGTTTGGTAATGAATTAGAATTTGATGGCACAAATTTAGTTGTAGCAACCGCAAAAGGTGTAGGAGCAGTTCATGTGTTCAATAACATTGACGGCACATTGTTGTATGGCGAAAAATTTAGTTATTATGCAGACAGCACAATAGATACATTTGGCGACAACTTTGTTGTTAGAGACAACCACATAACATTGGCATTAACAGACTTACAGTTAACAGCCGCAGGTGTAGGCACAATAATTGATTACCGAAGAGGTGAAACAAATAGTTGGAGAAAAATTAGAAGTCCACATGATACAGTAGACTTACAACAAATTAAATCAGTTTTTGTTTACAACAAAAAGACAAATAAAATTTACACAACACTAGATTATATAGATGTTTTGCAAGGAAAAATTGCTGGCATAGCCGAACAAGAAATTTATTACAAAACACCTTTTGATCCTGCTGTGTATAATACAGGCACAATAGGAAATCAAGACGGGACTAATCATTGGATGAGTCAACAAGTTGGTCGTATATGGTGGGATATTTCTAAAGCAAGTTTCAAATATCCTTATCAGAATGATTTAATTTACAATAACAACAATTCAAATATGTTGTTTACAGGATCAACAATTGACGTGTACGAATGGACAGAAAGCATATATCGTCCAAGCCAATATGATCAACTTTCACAATCAGCAAGTGGCAGTTCACTAGGTATATCAGGAACATCAAAAGATGGAGACAATGCTTATGTGTCATACAACAGATATGATAGTGTTGCTCAAAGCAAAGTCCCTGTGTATTATTTCTGGGTGAAGAATAAAGGGGAAGCGCCTGCTTTAGAAAGCAGAAAGTTAAGTGCAGAAAAAATAGCAAAAATTATAGAAAATCCTAAACAACAAGGAATTAAATTTATACAATTCTATGGACCAAATAAGTTTGGGTTAGTAAACTGTAATGACTTACTAGATGAAGCAAACACAATATTGAATGTAAGATATTGGACAATACCTAAAACAGATATCAACATTCACACAGAATATCAGATAATCACTGAAAATGATGAAAACAGTGTACCTAATAAGGACTTAGAATTAAGTTGGATCAACAGTCTTGTAGGAAGTGATACATTTGGAAATTATGTTCCAGACATTAATTTAAATGAAAAAGTTAGATATGGCACAAGTTTACGTCCAATTCAAAGTTGGTTTAAAAATAGAATAGAAGCATTGAAGCAATATGTTGAAAGAGTCAACAGTGTGTTCTTAGAAAATTTAATTGTAGATACAAAAGATATAAGTCCACTTCTTCAATTAGAAACTGCACCTACATTGAATTCAGCATTGATTGACCAAGTTGTAGACAGTGTAGATGATTTGAACTTTATAGGTGTTGCTAATTTACGTCAAGCAAATTTACAACTTACAATTACAAATTCTAAAATTACAGGTGTTACAATAGTTGATAAAGGTGCTGGATATAAAACAGTGCCAGCAGTAAACATAATTGGCAAAGGTACAGGGGCAGTAATTGGCGTCACAATCAATGCTAAAGGCGAAATAGCAAGTGCCACTGTGTTAAAACAAGGCACTGGTTACACACAAACTACAACAGCAGAAGTAAGAAATTATTCAGTATTAGTGTCAAGCGATTCAACACTAGGCGGAAAATGGGCAGTATATGAATACAATGGAACTGACTGGAACAAAACATTGACTCAAAGTATAAACGTTCAATTGTATTGGGAATATGCTGACTGGTATGCAACAGGGTACAATCAATTTACAGCAATAGACTTCAGTGTATTACAGTCGTATGAATTATTAGGATTAGACTGTACAATTGGCGACATAGTGAAAATACAAACTGTAGGTTCTGGTGGTTGGTTGTTATTAGAGAAAATTGCTGAGAATGTAACTGATGATTATACACAAAACTTTAAAACCATTGGAAAGCAAAATGGAACAATACAATTAAAAAACAACTTGTATGATTTTAGTAATACCTTGGGTTATGAAAGTACAGGGTATGACACATTATTCTATGATGCAATACCAACCAAAGAAACTAGAATTATTATTGAATCAATAAGAGATAATTTGTTTATTGAAGATTTAAAAGTTGAATACAATAAATTATTCTTTAGTAGTTTACGTTATGCATTGAGCGAAAACAAAATTACAGATTTTGCAATGAAAACAAGTTTTGTTAAAGCAAAACATAATGTAGGTGACTTAAAACAAAAAGTTTCTTTCAATAATGATAATCTTGCAAATTATGAAGATTACATCAAAGAAGTGAAACCATATAAAACTAAAATCAGAGAATATGTCAGCACGTATGAAAAAGTTGACCCTGCAGATATGCAAACTACTGACTTTGATCTTGCACCAAAATATGATAGTGATAAAAAAATAAATCCGATAAGAGTAACGGTTACAGATAATCAACTTGTTGGAGATGTAGACGACACATATCCAGATAAACATTGGAAAGATAATGTTGGATTTAAAATAACAGCAATCACAGTGGCTGATGGTGGGTCTGGTTATGGTTTAGATCCAGAAATAACTATATCAGGCGGTGGTGGTACAGGTGCAACTGCAAAAGCAGTGGTTCGTGCCGGAGTAATCAAAAGAATAGATGTGCTTACATCAGGAAGTGGTTATTTGTCTAGTCCAACTATCACTGTTGCTAATTTCAATGCTGATGGCACAACTGCTAGATTGTATGCAGTACTAGGCGAATCTTTAGTGAAGTCTACACATATCACAAGTAAATTTGATAGAACATCAAGAGTGTTTACAGATGAAACATCAACAAATACAGTTTTACAAAAAACTGCAACCTTTACAGGCGGAACAGGACAAGTAAATTATGATTTAAAATGGCCTATGGATCTTACAAATGGTAAAACAAAAGTTAAAGTAGACAATATAGAATTGTTAGATACAGAATTTACTATTAGCAATAAAAAAGATATCACAAGTTCATATGAAAGATTTAAAGGTAGAGTTACTTTTGAAAGTGCAATAGCAGTGGGATTACCTGTCCAAATTGATTATCAAATTGATCCTAGCAAGTTACAAGCATTTGATAGAATCCAATTGTTCTATTCACCAACTGATGGAATGCCTGGCAAACAATTAGCACAATTAGTAGATGGCATAGATTATGGTGGAGTAGAAATTACAAGTTTAGATTTTGTAAACGCATCAGGATACCTTGCTAAACCTTACATGGATGGAGCATTTGATGTATTTGATGAAACATTTGAAGATGAAATTTTTACAGTTGATGGAAGTACAACAGCATTACAGTTAAGCAAACCGTTAGAACAAGGTGTTGTTTATAATGTTTACAGAAATGGTGTGCGTATAGATGATCCAAATTATCCATCAGATGGGTCTACTCCAATATTAAACAGCAACGCAATTATGACAAGTATTACTGGCGATGGTCAACAGCAAATAGTTGACTTGTTAGCATTAGGCGTGCCAGTGGTAGATGATGATAAGTTTGAAGTGCGTAAGTCGACAAGTGATGGAAGTTTCTTGGCTGACCCTACAGCATACGATACTTTAGTAGAAGGTGGTAATTTAAGTTACACAACAGCGTCAGGAACAAAAGCAGAAGACATTAATGTTGATGGTGATGGATTTATTACTCCAACAACAAGCAAAGGTCCTGAAGAACTTGTACCAGGACACGTGTTTGATACTTTGGACATACAAGTTTATGACAGAGGCGGTGAATCAGGTTCTAAAATTTCAAGTTACAACCATGTTGGTGACGGATCAACTACTGAATATGCTTTTCAAGATTTTCCACAAAGCATAGATGCAGTATTCGTAACTGTAAACAATGCAATGATAGATAGAAATGATTACACTGTTGATTTCCAAAACAAAAAAATAGTTTTTGCAAATGCTCCTGCAGATGGTACAAAAATAAATTATGTTACAATGGGTAACAATGGTGAGAAAATTTTAGATATAGACACACTTACAGGTGATGACTGCACTATTGATTTCTTAACAAGAGCAACTTATTCTGCAGATTTAAGTCTTTACGTTACAGTGAATGGTGTTAGAACAACAGACTTTACAACTTTTGAAAGTAATGAAAATTATAGTGCAGATAAACGTGTAGTAATACGATTTACCACAGCACCTGCAAGTAATGATGTTGTATCTTTTGTGGTGTATGCTAGTACAAGTAAAACATTTAGTGAAGTAACCCATGAAACATTAACAGCAGATGGAAGTTCAACAACTTATGCATTAAGTCAAACACCATTTAATGCAAAACCTTTAGGACATAATACTATTGTTGAAGTAAATGGTTTAGTTTTAAATCCAGGATTTAGTTTTGAATTCACAGTAAGCAACTTATTAGAGTACGAATTGCCTAATTGGCAACAACCGCCAGGATCAGCAAGTGCCACTGATGTGAAAGTATTTTTAAACAATGTAGAATTAGCAAGTAATGAGTTCGTATGGGACGCAGGAAATAGTTCAGTGATACTACAAACTGGTATAGGCGTTGCAGGTGACCTACTAAAAGTATTTGTCTTATCAGATGGAGATTATACTATTGATTCAAATGGTAACTTGTTGCTAGATGTTGCTCCTGCACAAGGACAAAAAATTATTGTAACACAATTTAGTAACCATGATGTACAAAAAATTGAACGTATGAATTTTGATGTAGTAGCAAGACAATCAATTACAGCAAACACAGAAGATTATTTTGTGTTTAATCAACTTCAAAATGGAAGAATCAGATTAAGACGACCAGCCAGCGATGCTCAATATGTTTGGGTGTATGTGAATGGAGTAAAATTAGCACCAAGTGTTGATTATAAAGTTACAAATGATCAAATGTTTGTTAAGATTGGTACACAAATAAATGCAAATGATCAAATTGATTTGTTCCATTTCTCATCGCCTCAGTTTGTAACTAAATTTGGCTTTAGACAATTTAAAGATATGACAAACGCAACAACGTTTAGACGTTTAGGAGATGATAGACGTTATTACCTTGCGGCAACATTAAATTATTATGATAAAGAAATCAGTCTAAACACTACAGAAGGACTGGCAACACCTAACCTTAGAACACTGGAGCCAGGTGTGTTGTTCATTGAAGGTGAAAGAATTGAATATTATAGAATAGACCAGGACAATAAAGTAAGCCAGTTAAGAAGAGGCACTAAAGGTACTGGTATAAAAGACACATATCAAATTAACTCTGAAGTATTTGACCAAAGTGCTCATCAAACTGTGCCATACAAAGATCAAACAATAACTCAGGTGTACACATATGATGGTAACAATGCTACTTTTGAACTAGGTTGGGCGGCAAAAAGCACGAATGAGTTTGAATTATTTGTTGGTGGAGTAAGAATGCGTAAAAACAGCCTACAATCCTTTGATGTGACCAAGGATTTAGACAGTCCAGATGCGGATATAACACTTCCAGCAGAATACTCTGTGACTAATATCAATGCAAATGAGTCAACATTTACTATAACTGATACCACAAATATACCAACTGGTACTAAAATCACGGTAATTAGACGTGTTGGTAGAGTTTGGA